CAGCAGCATCAACCTGGTCATCATGCTTACCGGTTGGAAACGAGCACAATTCGTCGATAAAGTCGCGATTCCAATCGCCCTTTTCCAGCTCGATGGAACCAGATTCAAAAGCAGCGGCCATCGGCATTGCCCGCACTTCTTTCGAGCCTGTGGGGCGTTTGCTGATGACTCCATAACCGATCAGATTACGTGTATCGTGCTGGACCTGATCGACGCCAGCCGAGCCGGGATCCTGTGCCAGGTGCACAATCGTTTCGCGCCCGTCGGTCTCGGCGATCTGGCGTTGGATTGTGCGACGGGTAGCAGGCGACCACTGGCCCCGTGAAACGTGCTTGATTCGGTAGATGTCGCCGGTCCTGTTCATCCACACACCGGCAGTGTAATCACCACCACCCACCGTGGCGGCTGTGTCCCATGCTCGGCATGAGTTGGAATTGGTTGGGATCGGCGATGGATCGACGATGCGAAACCATTCAGGCTTGAAAAAGCCTCCATCACGTGGCGTTGGTGTCTGTTGGTAAAGAGCGGAAAAAGCGTAGGAACCGACGGTCTTTTTGATCCGTTCAAAGTCTTCCACACTGTATCGTTCTGGCCAAAGCGCCTCACCAGGCTGGCGACCAATCAAGTCATCTTCCTCAGCGATGGCTGGCAGGCTGACCACATCCCATTGTTCGCCACCTTCATTGGCCTGTTCTAATAGCTGACCAGCCAAGTCAAGGCTATGCCATCTGGTCATAATCAGGACGATTGCGGCACCTGGGTGAAGGCGTGTGTACAGGTCGTTTTGGTACCAGTCCATGACGCGAGCACGATAGGTGGGTGATTCGGCTTCAGCTCGTGACTTCACTGGGTCGTCAATAATCACCAGGTCGGCACCATAGCCGGTCACACCCGATCCGACACCAACCGCATATAGCCCGCCGCCATGTTCGCTTGACCACTGATTCTGTTTGTTTTGATCGTCGCTAAAGTTGAATCCAAACTCTTTTGCGATGCGTCTGGTTTGTCGGCTAAAAGTGCAGGCCAGTGAGTGGTTATAAGCCCCGATAATTACTCGTAAACCTTGATCCACCAATAATCTATAAGCAGCATAATGGATCGTTGCCAGTTCGCTCTTGCCGTGCCTGGGCGGCAAGAACAGCATCAACCGTTTGACATCACCTGTCGTCACCCTGTCCAGCGCCCGGCGGCACTCCGCCAAGTGTTCTGGCGACCACTGGTGATCCGGCTTTGCGGCTTGCAGGAACCGGTTTAGCCCCTTTGGGATCAACTGTCTGTCGTGGTGGGGTGTCGCACTCATTGTCTATGGCCGCCCAGTCCACTTGGGGCTTGTCAGAGATTTCGATGCTGCTGGCAACCTTGCCATCAAGCCGATCGTAAATCTCTTTCCAGTAACGGAAATCGCCATTGATCGCCTCTTGAATTCCTTTGTCGATCAGCGATCGCAAGATTTCAGGATTCGCGTCCAGCAATTGCCCAAGCGCAGCCTGCATAGAGTGTTTCTTAGGCCGACCACCACGGTTGCCAGAGGTGCCCGGCTTAAACTGAGTAGATGGGTTTGGGAATTTGCTCATGTAGCACCTGTTATCCACCTGTTCTCAGGTTACTCATTCGTTTCCTTGATATCCATGCGGCCTAGCGCCATGATTCCCCCGTCCAGGCTTGTCAATCACACCCTTCCGCCGCAGTCGCTGCATCAAAGCGCGTTGCTTGATTGCTATGTTGCGGAACTTGGCCCAAAAAGCCATGAGTTCCGTTTGTTCTGTCATGGCTCGTTTGATCGCCTGATCCAGTTGTTTGCTGGCTCTCGTGCAACTTAAGCAGATCGCATAGCGATGCTGGTCAACCTTCCGCCCATCAACACAATGAGGACAGGGTTGATTCGGCGTACCTTCCGTCCAGCCAGATGCGTCCACACCTATCAAAACAGGTTGTACGCCGTGGATAGAACGGATAAGTCGCCTTGTGATATTCTGGTCGATTTCCCCATCCGTGGGAGCGATCGAGTCTGAACCTAATGGTTCATTCATATCTTGACGATAATCACAGGAGGTACCGACCGTCAATAGGGTGCTCAAGATTTTGTACCTCCAGCCTCTGCAAACTCGATGTACGCCTTGTACATCTTGTCGCCCTTCAACTCTGAGTAATCAAACTCAGCCGCCATCATGCGAAACGCCTTGTCCACAATCTGCAATCGGTTCCAAAGGCTCAGAGCAACTGCCTTACCTTCGCTGTCTGTGAGTGCTGCGATATCATCAAGATTGATCGTCATAATTTTCCCTATCAAAGATGCCTTCGTATGGTGATACCTGTAAGCTCTTGGTAACCTCGTCAATCGCTTCAGTAATATGCTGAATGCAGGCTGTCTTGGCTTTCTTTAGACAGTCAAATTGATCACTCCAATAGTCTTGAGTCAATTCCTCTAAAGACATTTCTTCCGGCATGTATTTCAGACTTCCAATGCTTGCAAAATATCTGATGTTGTCAAAAGACAACTCAATATGCGCCCAATACTTGCCGTGGGATAGGGTCCAGCTTGTGCCATCAGTCGTGCACCATCTTTGCTCGATCATTGTGATTTGCCTTTCTTGTCTTTCTTTCGCCGTTCGGTGTCCACCATAGCCAGAACAACTGGTATGATTTCATTCATAAAGTATTTGCTTTCGTCTTTCGTTCTTATCGCTTGAGAAAGCCAGAATGCTTCCGCCGCCTGATCTGTCTCGGCTTCACCTTCTTTATTCCCGCGTCGAAACCGATGCTCCATCGCAGAAATAATGCAGTGATAAACCTCATGGCTCACTCGCGGTTTCAGCCAGGCACTCAGTTCGTTGTTGGCAAAGTCGATAAACTCGCGGCCACTGGCCAGCAAGTAATAGTCAGGACAGCTCATGCATCATTCTCCATGTCAATTTGCGAAACCCTGTAAGCATGTTTCACTTTCTTGTTCTGGTGATATCCTTGGAGATAACGATTCTGCTTTACTGGAATGCCGGTCACAGACCGTTGGCCTTTGGTACTGGCCATCAGTTCGGTGATTGCTGGATATCCGTGATTCGATGTGTTGCCATTTGAACGATCATCCAAGATGGCATTTGCGTGCATTCGCTCATATTCCGTGCCGATTCGCTTCAGCTCCAACAACTGATGCTGTGGCATGACTTCCATTTCAGTTCGTGAGAACCTGATCTCAGCTCGCTTGGATTTCATTTGGTTGCTCCACAGTTTCAACGATGACAAAAGCGGAATCCTCATCGCCCCAACATTTGCGAGCCTCTCCCGAAATCACCTGACTGTCATCCTTCCAGAGCACACCCTTGAAAGCATCTTCCAGGCACCGCAACAGCTTTGTTCTATCCGGTTTCTGAGTGTGCCAGAATGGTGCTGTCGGCTTCATGATCGCTGAATTCTTGCCACTCCGGAAATGTGCTTTAGGTCTTGCAAATGTAAACAGGACTTGCAGATTGATTGGCCCTGATGCACACCCCCAGCCCGATTCCTTCACGGCTGTGGTCGCAGCTCGCTTGCAGAGCGTTTGCCATTTGGCTTTCCCTTTGGCCGTATCAACCACAACAATCCTGCCGGTCTTGCTGTGCTGGAATGCTTTCTTTGAGCCTGATGGCGATGGCTTGCCAAGGACAGTGAAGGAAATGCTATTCACACCTTCCTCCAAATCGTTTCAATCCCTTGATCCGTCACTGTATAATCGCCAAAAATATTCGGTGATTCAGCTTGCAATACGTCCAGAACTGCAATTGCCAGTCGCTGAATTTCAGCGTCCGCATGGATCGAACCACGAAGTTCAAGGAAGTGCCGCCATGCTCGAGCATTGCCAGTGACAAATATCTTGGTTTCAGTGCAGTTCGGCAGGACAGCACGAGCAGTTTCCCTGGCTCGTTTTCGTCTCAGGGTTGGATTGTCGATGTCGGCAAAATCGTTGTATTCCAGCGTCTCAATCATGGATTCATAACTTGCCAAGCTATGTGCAATATTGCTTGCCCAAACCCGTTCAGCGGAGCTGTCAGGCTTGATACCAGGTGGACGCACAAATGAGACCTTGTCCACATACCTTTGACTTAGCTGTGAATAACTCATGCCAGCACGATGCCTGACCAGCTCGTGCGTCAGTGACCTTGAGACGCCGGTGAAGATCATCGAGTAAACAGCATGTTCGAGAACTGAGCCGTGACCCACTTCTAAGATGTGATTGATATAAGCCTGATTGCCACCTGGTCGAGGCTTGGCAAAGCTCATATAGCACAAGCGGCCAGCGATCTCCACGAGATGCTCGCTAGCATTGTCGGTGTCGCTGTTCCAGTATTCAACTCCGTGAGCTTCCAAGAACTCGGCACAATCAAGGCTGTTGAGTTCCTGCTTGCCGACCAAGTAGACGGATGGGACGTTGATGATGTTCATGGTTTTATATCCTTTGTTGATTTTTAGCGATAAATCATGCGGTAAGCATTTAGTTTGCGCTCGAGTATTTCGATTTGGATTGATTGGTTTTGGCTATATTTTGTAAGCTCATCTATCCGATTCGAAAGTTGTACGACAGGCAATTCATATGTTGCCTGATAAACCACTTTATCGTAATCGGTTAAGTCATTTACTTTTGGCACTTTGGCTTTGATTCCTGACAGCATTTTAACTGCCGCATCTAAGGTCTTTGCTTTTGCCCACTCAGTGCCTCGAACAATATTACTGGAAATCGCCTTTTTAAGTGATAGTTCGGCAAGGTGCTGCCTTCGTTTATCTTCGATCAGCATGTAGAATGCGACCCCTGGGTTGCCGTGTGCTGAAACGTGCTGAAGCACACGAGATGATATCTTATAGTTTGTTTTGCCGACCTTTAACAGCTTTTGTGAAGGCCAGTAAATCCAATAGATTCCGCCGGATTGACTCACTTCTAAAGGATAGCAAGTCCCTCTATACGTTTTTTTTATTGTCATTTCTGACCACACAATATCTATTATTTCAGCAGACTCAATATCGGTGCAAATATCATTCACTGGTCACAACTCCATTATTCCGTTGTTTCGCTTCCCACACTTCCAACCGATCCACTCTGACTTCAAGTGGAGCCTCAACACCAATCTTGACCTTGTCGCCCCTGATCTCAGTGACGCAGACCCTGAATTGAATGCCACCGTAATTGATGACGAGAACTTCATTGACCTTCCGTGATAGCACTAAAATGGCACACCTCCTTATGACCAGTATTTAAAACACACGACCCGAGAAACAGTAGACGAATCTACCTGAAAGACTTTAGCCAACTCAGGTTGAGGCCAACCACCGAAATACAGGCTGCGTATGACGTGTACGTCACTTCCACAGAGTTTTACTGTGGAAGTGTTTTGCGAGTTTTCTTTTTGTGTTACCCATCGGCAATTGCTGGGCTTGTAATCCCCATTGTTGTCGATTCGGTCGATTGTTAGGCCAACTGCATGGCCGTTGCTTTTCGACCACGCCGCAAACGCTTCGTATGTACTCCACTCAGCACAAACTTGTATTCCTCTCCCTCCGTAGCGATGATATGACTTATTATTTTTGTTGCTGCACCGAGATTTCATAGACCGATAAGCCCAATAAATAGGACTCTGGTATTCTCCATGCTTTGAGGCTTTTCCATTCATGCAACCGCAAGACTGCTTTTTTCCTGTCCGGTTGTTTCGATTTACAACGCAAGAAATTCTTTCAAAAACTGTTTTACAGTGCGGACACGAGTAAACTCCAATTCGTCCGCTACCGCTCCCTTTTTTTATCTCAAGTGCCACTAGCATTGCTGTAACCTCCGTGATGCGTTTGA